CCGCCCTCAAGGGCGTGAACGATGCCGAGGCCGCTGCGCTGGAGGCCGCCATGGCCGCCAACGTGATCCCGCCGACGCCCACCCCGTAACCCCGTGCCGGGTCCCCCCGATGGATCGCGGGGGGCTCACGCTGCCTACCGTTCCGGCAGGCCCGGCATGTTGCACGCCCTCGGGTCCCCACCCGGGCGAGGGAATCCCGCACCGTGCCCCTTGCCACGAGGGTGCCGGTGCGGGACACTCCCCGCATGCCCGATGGTGCGCCAGAACTCCCGCCGGACCCACGCGACTTCTACGTGGTGACTCCCAAAGTCACCGTGGCAGAGGTCGCGTCGCTGTATCAACGAGCGTTCCCCGAGCGCAGGGGCTTGTCCCGCAAGAACCTAGAACGTCGCTGCACGCTGGAGGCGTGGCCGAAGCGTCGGCATGCGCACGAGGACTTGGCGAGCGAGAAGTTGTCAAAGACAGTCGCCCAGTCTCATGCGCGCACGAGGGCACGCCACGTCACCCAGTACCGCTACGTGGGCCGGGTGAGCATGCGTCTGGTCAAGGGGTTGGAGGCCAGCCTTGACCTCGCCTCAGCCGCCGTTGTCATCCCACCCGGAACATCGCCCGAACTTGAGGGGCTGTTGCGTCGAGCCAAGTCGGTGGACTCGCTCAGGCGCGAGGACCTCGACGCCCTGCGCGCCGCCGCCACCGCCATCGACACGGCCAGCAAGGGCGAGCGGGAACTGGTGGGGGAAAAAGACGACAGGATCACGAAACTGCTCGACGCTGCCGGGGAACTGGCCGACGCCGAGCCGGGCGTGATCGAGTACGACCCCGAGGCCGAACTGGAGCGGCTCGTCAACCCGACCGTGGACCTGCCACAACAGGGGAAGCCGGTGGTCGCGGAGGTGGTGACGTGAGCGATGGCGTGTGGAATAGCCTGCTGATTCTCGTGCTGCTCTGGGTGTTCGCCTCAATGGTCGTGCTGGCGATTATGAGCCTTCGGAGGAAAAAGTGAGGCTGCGCCTCGTATGTCTGGCGGTGCTTGTCATCGCGCTATCTTCTTGTGGTCCGGTCAAGTACCGGGCGGCTGGTAGCGTGGTGCTACCTGTCCCGGCTTACCAGCGGTTCGTCCCGCCCGTGTTCGACGAATATGGCCACATCATCGGGGCCAACCCAAACGGGGCACCCGTGCTCGGACTGTGGGACAGCGGGCTCATGCAACTAAGCGCCCTGCATGGTGTGCTCATGTGCCCGGACCAGAGGCTCGGTCCCTCTGGCTACCGCCTCGTGCATTGTCGGTTCGTGTACTCGGGCACGTGGCCGCTCGCCCTCGTCACGGGGGACAGCCTGCGCGGCGTGCTCGTGCATGCCGAGGTTGCCGCCGACCCCATGCACCCGGAGCCGCTGCCCGACAGCCTCGGGCGGTTCCTCGGGGGCTCGTTTGCGCTCGGGGTGAGGGCCGACACCCTGACCGGGTACGCGGTCGCGCAGTACGTCGGGCGCTGCGCGTGCCTGATGCCCGTTCCGGTGCAACTCGTGCGGGAATGATCCAACAGCCCAAGGTTCCGCTGTCGATCAGTGAGCGGGCCGAGTACGTGCGCGAGGTGTACGGGCTCAAGCACGAAATGGTCGCCAAACTTGTGCGCGGGCTCGTGGACGCGCGCTACTGGGCCAATGAGTGGCTTAACTGGGACCCACACCCCGGGCAACTGTTCTGGATGTCCCATCGCGCCAAGCGCGCCATCCTCTGCACGGGCGCACGCTACGGAAAGTCAGAGGGCGAGGCCGTGCGCCGCCTGCGCCGCATGTTCTACCGCCCCGGCACGCGGCACTGTAACACCTCGATTACCATGGATCAGGCCCGCATCGTGTACGACAAGGCCGTTTCCATCGGCGAGGCCAGCGAGAAGTTCAGCGTCTTTTTCAAGCGCAAGGTCGAGTCGCCGTTCCCCTCGCTCGAACTGACCAACGGCGCAGAACTGTGGGTGCGCTCGACCCAGCGCAACGCCGTATATATCCGCGGGCACTCGTTCCACGAAATGAACGACGACGAAATGGCCTACGGCAAGCGCAAGAACTGGGACGAGGTGCTGTCGCAGCGCGTCATGGACTACGACGGCAGCCTGACCGGCACGACCACGCCGCGCGGGGCAAACTACGTAAAGGACCTCGCCCTGCTCTACGAGTCGATCATGCGCAAGCAGTTGTCGCTCGGCGTGCCCGTGTCGCGCCTGTCCTACGTGTTCCGTCGTGGACCGACACACGAGAACCCGCACATCCCTCGCACGGCGCTGCGCCGCATGCTGAGCCTGCCCCCGCGCGCCTACGATCAGGAAGTGGGCGGGCTGTTCGTGGATGTCGAGGACCAGCTACTCGATGGTGACACCGTCACCGAGATCACCGACCCCGACCTAAACCCGCACATGAGCGAGTCGGGCGAGTGGCTGGGGGCCGAGCAGGTGCCCGACCCGGACGGCGTGTACGTGCTGGGGGTGGACCTCGCACGGCACCGGGCGTGGACCGTGGGCACCCTCATGCGCTGCGACGTAAAACCCGCCTACGTGGTGGGGCGGTTCCGGTTGCATCGGCAGCCATTCCCCGAGCAGAAGCGGATCATTGAGAACATGGCGCGCGAGTGGCGGGCCGACCTCTGGTACGACGCCACGGGCATGGGCGACAGCCTCGGCGAGTTCTTTGAGGTACCCAGCTTCCCCTACGACTTCGGGGCGGGCGGGCTGCACACCGAGCGCCACACCAGCCTCGCCAAGTACAACCTGATGACCGCCCTGAAAGTAGCCGCCGAGACAAAGTCAATTCGGTTACAGTTCTGGCCAGAACTCGATTTTCAGTTGCGGCACTGGACGTGGTCGGGCAGTAACGACGAGGATGACGATGAAACGAAGGCACAGACGTGGGATGACCTGATGAGCCTCGCACTGGTCGTGTGGGGCGTCAACAACGCGGCGACTGGGCCGCGCACTGTCCTAACCGCCGGAACCCGGACCACCGCGCGGCTGATGAACACTGGAGACGAGGGGCGCGAAAGCACGAGCAGCGCACTCGACAGGTTCTAGGGGGTCGCGTATGGCAGTCGGCGCGAAGAAGGCCGCGGGCAAGCGCAGCAGCACGGCGCTCGTTCCCGCACTCAAAAGCAAGGCACCAGCGAGCGGGCTCACGCTGGGGCGGGTGAGCAGCGTCGTCGAAATGGACCTGTTCAACGGCTTTTTCTCGCGCACGTATCCCGCGCTGAGTGGCAACGGCACCAGCGTGTACCTGAACCCCGACCCCATCGTCATGTTCGAGTCGGGGCTGAACGGCACGCAAATCTACGACGAGTTGTTGGACAAGGACGCCCACCTCGCGGGCTGCTGGGATGCGCGCGTCAACAGCATCCTCGGGCTGCCGCGCATCATGGAACCCGGGGGCGAGGATGACCGGGCGAAGGAGATCGCGTCGGGCGTGGCGCGCCTGTTCGAGGCCATCCCGGACCTCGACGAGGTGCTGGCCTGTATGGCCATGGCGATCCTGCGCGGCTACGACGTGCAGGAAGTGGAATACAAGATCGACGCCAACGGGCAGGTGTGCGTCAAGCGCATCCACAACCTGCCGCCCGACGTGATCGTGTTTGACGTGGACTGGAACCCGCGCCTGCGCAACAGCACGAACCCGCTCACGGGCGTACCGCTGCCGGATCGCAAGTTCATCGTGACGCGCTACCGCCCGCGCTACGGCAACCCCTACGGCTGCGGTGTGGGCCGGACACTCTACTGGCCGTCGTGGTTCAAGAAAAACGGTCTAAAGTTCTGGCTCGTGTACTGCGAAAAGTTCGGCATGCCCACGGTGATCGGCAAGCATCCCAAGAACGCGCCGCAGTCAGACAAAACGAAGTTCCTCAACGTGCTCCGCAGCGTGCAGCGCGAAACAGCCATCGTCATGGACACGGAAATGGAAGCCGAGTTGCTGGAGGCGCAGCGCAACGGGCAGGCCACCGTGTATGAGCAGTTGTGCAACTTCCTCAACAGCGAAATGAGCAAGCGCCTGCTCGGGCAGACGCTCACGACCGAGTCGAACCCGGGCTCGGGCTCGGGCTCGTTCGCGCTCGGCAAGGTCCACGGCGACGTGCGCGCGGACATCCTGCAAGCCGACGCCGCCATGCTGTCGCGCGTGCTCAACGATGGGCTGATCCGCTGGCTGACCGATTTCAACTACGGCGAGCAGGACGATGAACTGTACCCGCGCCTGCGCCTCGACGCCGAGCCACCCGAGGACATGAACGTGGTGGCCGACGAGTACACCAAGCTGCTGGCCATGGACGTGCCGCTCGCGCTTAAGGACGTGATGGCGCGGTTCAAGCTACGGACCCCTGAGCCCGACGAGGAAACGCTGAACGACCTTAAGAAGGAGGCCGCGGCCGAGGCACTGGCCGCGATGGGCGGCATCCCCGGTGGACCCGGTGACGCGCCCCCGGGCGACATGATGCCGGGCGGGAAGAAGAAGCCCAAGCCCAAGGACGAGGAATCCGATGCCAACGACTGACCTGCCCACGCCGCGCGTGCATGGCCCGGCCGATGCCGTGGAAATGCAGGCGCAGGCGGTGGTGATCCGTAGCATGAACGCGCTCGTGCAGGGTGGGCTGGACGCCGCTCAGGGAAAAGCCCGCGGGGTGCGCTTGCCGGAGTAAGGTTGTGGGCCGGTAGTGTACCCCATCGGCGAGTAGTCAAGGCGCTGGCGCAGGACCTAACAACCGTCGCCATGGCGGGTCACGTCATGGGGCTATTCCTTGCGCTTGCTCCGGCGCTGGAACCCGACGCACTCGCCCTCGCCGTGTTCGCCGAGTGGGACGAGCAGCCGCCACCGTTCCCCGAGTTCCCTGACACATGGAACAAGCCGACGTGGATCAGGCGCGCCGAGGACTTCCTGCTGCGCCGCGGAGTGTTCACGCCCGCCGAGTACGCGAGACTGGAGCAGAAGTACAAGGTCCTTGGGCTCAAGGTCGCGGGCGTTCAGGACGCACAGGCGCTGGCCGTGATGAAACGGAGCCTGCTGGAGTCGTTCAGGAATAAACTCGACAAGGCCGTTGCCGGGGTGAAGCTCAACAGCGACCTTATGCGCGCAGGCTTCCACCCGCTCGACCCATGGCACGCGCGCCTCGTGGCGCACATGACGTTCGCCAACGCGCTTGCGGTAGCCAGCTACGCGGCGCTACGTGATCCCAAGTTCAGGGGCATCATCCCCTCGTTCCGCTACGTGACGCGCAACGACGAGCGCGTGCGCCCGACGCACGCCGCCATGCACAACAAGGTATTCGCGCGCGACTCGCCGATCTGGCAGGTGTGGTGGCCGCCTAACGGCTACAACTGCCGCTGCAAGGTGGTGGGCGTGACGTGGTCGCAGATGCACGAGTACGGCGTGGCGAACACGCCATGGCCGAAACTGTGCGAGGACGGTGCGCTGCCAAACACGCGAGGCGTGTGCCGGGATGGCTCGACCGCCAAAGCCGTGTACCCGGACGATGGATTCCGTGCGTCGCCATTCGAGTGGCTCAAGCCGTTTGGTATGGGTCCCGCCCTGTTCGGCGTCGCGGGGGGCGAGACACCGCCCGCGCCCGCACCTGCGGGCGGCCAGTTCGTTCCTGCGGCTGGTCAGGGTCCCGCGCCGCGCGTGTTCTCGCCCGAGGAACTGGCCGACTACGACAAGGCGATGCTGGCTCTGGCCGCTAATCAGCAGCCGGGTGGCTTGGGCGAACCCGCGGGTGGCCTGATCGCGCTGCACCTGCCGGGCGTCGGTGCGATCATCGGGGACCTTCGACCGCACGAGTAGAAGAACGCGGGGCGCGTCGCCATGGGCAAGGCAAGCCTCGCGGAACTGGCGCAGTACCCCGTGGACATGCGCCTGCCCGAACTGCTGCGCAGAACACCGTCGCCCGAGGTGGATGCTGCCATCAAGGCCGCGATGGATGAGCGCCACGCCGCGCGCCTCTCCGCGGGGCTGACCGGCACGGGCCAGCGCCTGTCCAGCCCGAGCACCACGCTGAGCCTACAGGCTGGGCAGCAGCTTGCCGCCGAGCAGGCGGTGGAGGGGCGCGCGGTCATGGCCGCGGAGCATCCCACGGTCGAG